CAGAATCGGGCCCGCAATTCCGGCGATCACGCTCCAAAACGTCACCAGCATCATGGAGGTCTCCGAGGAGGCGGAGGAAAAGTGGCAAAAGGAACCCTGGAAATAACAACCCAGTACGGCGACGGCGACGGCAACGGCTACGGCTACTGCGACGGCTACGGCTACGGCTACGGCGACGGCTACGGCTACGGCTACGGCGACGGCAACGGCTACGGCTACGGCGACGGCTACGGCTACGGCTACGGCTACGGCTACGGCTACGGCTACGGCTACGGCTACGGCGACGGCTACGGCGACGGCGACGGCTACGGCTACGGCTACGGCTACGGCTACGGCTACGGCTACGGCTACGGCGACGGCTACGGCTACGGCTACGGCTACGGCGACGCAAAAAAATATTGGTCGGAGCTGTTGAAGGGTTGGAGCACAAAAATTCGTAAAGCTGTGCTGTGCTTTTGGCGATCCAACATGGAAGGATCGCCATCAAACGGGGGAAGCGGCGATCGAGCCGAAGTTGGGAAAATTCAGCAGGTCGAAGGTCCGTTAAAAATTTGCAGTCGACACGCGCTTCACGGGTCGATGGACCCTACGAAGTGGAAAGGAGAAAGGTGGTGGATCGTTGCGCTCCATGAGCCGGTAGTTGGTGACGGAAATAAAATCGCGTCCTTAAAACGCACCTTCATCGCGGATCTGGGCAAATGCCCATTCTAGGAAAAACTCTATGAACCAAAAACAAACGACAATAGCAGACGCGCCGAACGGCCACGCGGACGAGCCGACGGTGCTTTACGAGGATCCGCATCTAATCCGTCGATCGCCGTTTAACCGGACGATCGAGCAAGCCGATCTGGGCGAGCTAGTGGATAGCGTGCGATCTCATGGCGTGATCCAGCCGTTAATCGTGCGGACCACCCAGACGGGCTGGGAATTGATCGCCGGCGAACGCAGGCTCAAAGCGGCGCTCACGGCGAAATTGCCGAAGGTGCCGTTTATCGTGCGCCGGAACGCGAGCGATCGCGAAGTGATCGAGCTGCAGACAATCGAGAACGATCAACGCGAAGATCTCCCTGCCATGCAACGCGCCGAGAAATACCAGCAGTTGCTCGAGCAGTACGAAAAAGACGGGATGAAACGGGAGAAAGCGATCGAGCACCTGGCGGAACGTGTGGGCCGGAAACGATCGACGGTTTACGAAGTCCTCACACTTTTGAAACTACCGGGCCTTGCGAGAGAAGCGATCAACGACGGCCGATTGCCACAGAGCCACGCGGCGCTAGTCGCTAAAGTGGAGAACCCGGAGCTCCAGGAGCGCCTGGTAAGAGTGATCGCCCCTAAGAACGCCGGTAGCCGGGAAACCGATGCCCTGGAAGATGAAATGGGGATTTGGGGCGGAGAGCGCAACGAGAAGGGGACACTCCCATTTCGCGCCACAAAAGAGCTAGTAGAGGAGCAAGCGCAACTCTTCGCAGCTAAGAAAAATTGGGAGGAGGTCGCATCTAAGGCAAGGAAAGCAGGCCAGACGGTGCTCTCGTACAAGGAGACCGGAAGAAACCAGGGATTCGTTCAAGGGAGCGATTGGTGTTACGACTTCGACGATACCGGCACTTACAAGGCGCTGATGGGCAAGCACGCGCCGCGGCCGATTCTCACTTGCGACGCCAGGTTTAAGCCGATCGAAGTTTACCAGAAAGCCGACGCTAATGCGGCCGCGAAGAAGAACGGCAAGATCTGGAGCCGAGGCGGACTGCCGAAAGAACGGCAGGAAAGACGGGAAAAAGCGGATAAGGCCGAGCAAATGAAGCCGGTGGCGAAGGAAGCAAGGGAGTTCCTGGTCCAGGCCGCGCGCAGGAATAAGCCGAAGTTTCCCTGGAAATTTTTGATCGAGTGGATCGACGAAAAGAGTTACGCGCCGCACATCCAAAAAGTTAAGGCGAAGGACCTGATCGATCGGAAGATCGGCGGAATCCTGGTGGAGATCCTGGTGCCGGAACATACGGGGTACGAGCTTTACTACGATGGCCGTTGGGATCCGAGTTTCGCGGGACTTTGCAAACACTACGGCGTTGACCTGAAAAAGCTCGAGAAACAGATGTCGTCGCCGTCGCCGTCGCCGGATGCAAAAGTCGTCAAAAATGGCAAAAACCCTAGGAAGAAAGGAAACAAAAAATGATTAGCTACAAAGCACCACTTAGACAGCAAGCGACCGCCGATACCGAAGGCAGGGATTGTGGAGTAACGCAGACCTCGCGAATAGAGGACGAGATCACGCTTCTGCACAGAGAACTGAATGAAGGAACGGCGATCATTGAACAATTGTATGCGCGCCTGGATCCGGTCCTGGGGCCAGAGAACAGCGCAGCAGTTCCAATGGAACCTGAGAAGGACGGATACCCCAGAAGCTCACTGGTCCTGCAGATAAAGCAGGCGCGCGCGGTTGCTGAGCAGCACCATTCGTGCCTTGTAGCCTTGCTACACAGGCTGGAGTTATGAGCGCGAACGGGAACAACCCGCCTGCGTTTCCAGGGCCGAGCACCTCGCCGGGCCAGTTCCCGATGCCGGTCCAGCATGGCATGACGTTGCGCGATTATTTCGCGGCCAAAGCCCTGATAGCGATTCTATCGATAAAACCAGATCCGGATCAGGACTTTGACACATACAAGGCCAAGATAGCGGAAGTGTGCTTTCTGTATGCAGACGCCATGTTGGAGGAGCGAAACAAGTAATGACCGGGCTCGAGCCGCATCCGATTTTGCCGTTGCCACCGGTGGAGTGGGCCGACCTGCCGGATGGCCGGCCTAGGATCGAGAAATGGATCACGGAACGCGCGGTAGCGATGCAGCTCGAGCGATTGGATTCGTTCAAGAACGGGTTTGAGCCGGAGATCTGGCATGTGGTGGATGATCTGCTTTGTGACGGGCACCAGGTGATCCTGGGCCATGAACGGTTAAAGAAGATCGGTTACTCCGGGCCGCAGCCGTTTTCCATCGCGATCGAGGGCCGCTCCGAGATTTGGATCGCGGGATCGAACCGCTCGAGCAAATCTGAGTATGCGGCCAAGAAAATGATGAAGGTGCTTTGGGAAGTGGAAGGCGCCAGGACCTGGAGCTTTGCCGATACGGGCCCGATCTCGCGAGCCAGGCAACAACCGCTCTTCGCGAAGTATCTGCCCATCGAGATCAAACGGATGATGGCCGGATCCGGCAAGACGAAGAAGGGCGGGATCCTCAACGTGAGCTATGGCCAGAAAGGCGGATTCACAGAAGAAACTTTCGTGCTGCCGAACGGCGCACAGCATTGGTTTAAGAATTACGAGCAAGACATTGAGAACGTGGAAGGCGACCAGCTCGACGCGATCTGGCTGGACGAAGCGCGAAACGTCAAGCTCTTAAAGACGCTCCGCGGCCGTATGGGCGACCGCGCCGGAATCATCATCGTTACCTTCACTTCGATCGACGAAAACTACAGCGTGATGGTGAACGAGTACGAGCGCGGTGCGAAAACGATTGTGGAAGTGCCGGCGGAAATGTTGCCGGTGAAACGACCCAAGAATTTGAGCGGTAACGAGCAGTCCGATATGTCGAGAGGAGGTCTTGCGACTGATGGTAACCGGGATCAGGCGCCCTCGCCCGCTCAAGCAATTTCAGCCGGAGACAGTTCGCTTCACCATGGTAATCCCATCACCAAAAAGGAGCCGGAAGAACCCGGCTCGCCGGCTGAAAACAATTTCGAGATTGTCGGTTACGAGAAGGTGCCGCGGATCAAGATCGCCGGCCCAGGCTCCGACGGGAACCAGAAGGCGAACATCGTTTACTTCCACATCACCGATAATCCGTATTACGGCTACGACAAGGCGCTCAAAGAATTTCAGCGGACCAAGCGCCTGGTGAAATTCGGGAAGGAACGTTTCTACAAACTTTACCAGGGCGCTACCCGATCCAAGATCCTGAGCCGCGTTTACGGGATCTTGCAGGCCGGGAGCGCCCAGCAATTCCCGAAATTCAACGATCTCTGGCATTGCGTGGAGCCGGACCAGGTGCACAAAGCCGGCACGAACTACATGATCGTGGATCCGTGTCCCGGCCGGAATTGGTTTATGATTTGGGTCCGGATCGATCCGCGCGGCCGGTGGTTTGTTTACCGGGAATGGCCAAGCACGGGACACAAAGGCCCGAGCGCATACATCCCAGGGATAGGCGACCCAGGGCCGTGGACTTTGCCAGGACAACCGGCCGACGGCGTACGCGGGCCGGCCCAGGCGCCGTTTGGATTCGGCCTGGACCGTTACAAGCGGGAGATCCTACGATGCGAGGGGCGCCCCGAAGAAAAGGAGACCAAAGAGCCGGATCCGAAACAGACCGAGCAACTCTTTTGGCGGAAACAATCGGTCCGGGAACGTTTTGGACGGTCCGGATCCAGGACGACCACCATCGACCAGGCTACGAAGGAAGCGATTGCCGGCGAAGAGATCTCGGAGCGTTGGATGGATTCGCGTTATGGCAACAGCCCCACGCAGACCAAGGAAGGGTCCACCACGTTGATCAACGAAATGAACGACCTGGGCATGGATTTCATGGCCGCGAGCGGGAAAGAGATCGAGGAAGGAACCGGGTTAATCAACGACATGCTTGATTACGACACCAACGTGGAGCGCGGCAAGTATTCGGCCACCCTGGCCCGAGCCAACGAGCCGAAGCTGTTTATCTCGCGTGAATGTCCCAACGTCATTTATTCGCTGCGGGAATGGACCGGCAAAGATAAGCAACACGGCGCCTGTAAAGATCCTGTGGACGTTCTGCGCTACGCGGCCCTGGCCGAGCTGCAATACCTTGGCGACACCGCTTACGCGTGGAGCGGAGGAGGGAGCTACTGAAATTTATGATTAGGACACTGAACCCTACGTGGAGGAAGTGAAACATGGCTAAATGTGGACACGGAGAGACTACACGAGATTAAAGAGCGCTGTAAAGCTGCCATACAGGCTGGCAACGGCGGAAACGTAATGGATTTAGATATTCATATCACTCGCGCCATTCGGGAGTGGGGCGAGCTAGTGCGTGAAGATGCCTACATTGAGCAGCGCGGGGAACTGGAACCAAGAGTCCAGGTCTTATTGGAAGAGAACACAGACCTGCGTCGGCAGCTTGAGCAAGAGAAACAGCGATACGAACTGGCTTTAAGCGATTCGCATCGCAGGGGTGAACTGCTGGACAAGGCCGATCCAACGGCGCCGGCGACGATGAATCCCCAGGCGGAAATGCAAACGCCTGAGAAATGACCATGACGACAAACGGCGAAGCGATCGAAGTGGAATTGCTCGGGATCCGGGTGTTCATCGGCACCGTGGAGAAAGGCAAAGGCCGGGTGCGGGAGGTGATGTTGAACCCGAAACAGGCCAGGAAATTAATCGGCTACATCAAACACAATATCCATGGCGGCCACCTGCTCCTGAGCAAGGATGCCGTCGAGATCGAGCAAGCGCCGTCGCCGGTGCCACAGCCACCGGAAGAGGAGCGAAGGATCATCACGCCGTGAGCGCTATCACCCCGCCGCCGAAACCGATCCTGCGCTATGGGGAACTACAGCAATGGCTCCAGGAAAACGGGATCTCGGAGCGAAAATTATCCAATCTTTTGGCCCTGCAAATTATCAAGGCTTACCACCTGGGAACGGGGCGCGCACTTTACAACGCCGCAGAAGTCCAACGGGATGTGCTAGGCAAACTGGAAACCAAGACAACAACGTAAGAAGGAGAGAACAAACGAAGTAGAAGTGAAGGACGACAAACCCAACATCGAGCTCGGATCGGACGAGCCGGAGATCGAGAAAATCGTGGAAGAAATCCAACTCGGGCAAACCGACGCGGCCTGGTTCCACCAACGAATGCAACAAGCCAGGGAATGGTGGGCGGCCCGGTGGCCCGGCCAATCGATCGACGGCCGAAAATGGAGAGTCGTCAACGGCCAGGCGGTCCGGGATGAGGAGGATTGTTTCCCCTGGGAAGGCGCCGCGGACGCCAGGATCCGGACCGTGGCCACGCTGGTACGCGACCATGTGATGGTGAGCAAGTACGCCTATTTCAAAGCGAAGTTCCAGGCGCAATCGATCCGGCCGCTGGTGCAATCAGGTGAGAGCAATAAAGCTACGAAACTGCTCCAGTGGCGGCTCAACAATCATATGTGTGCCGAACAAGTGCGCGAAATTCCCCAGGCGTTCAACTGGTGGCACGGCTACGGGATCGGTCTGCTGACCGTCGGCTGGGAGCAATCCAGGCGTCTGGAATACGTGGACATTAACCTGAACGATCTGGACCAGATCATTCAGGGCCAGGGGGGCGAGGACCCGGACAATTGGCTGTGGCTCTTGGACGCGATTCTGGATCCGGCGCAGGAGGACGCGCTCACCACCCTCGTGCAGGAGCTTTCGCCAATCGTGAGCCGGCCGGAAGCACGCAAAATCGTGAGGGATCTCCGGACGGTCCGGAATGCCAAGCTGCCGGTGGCCACGCCGTTCCAGAACAAACCGTACCTGTGCGCGCTGAAACCGGTGGTGGACGCGCTGTGGCCGAGCGAGACGTGCGATCTCCAGCAAGGTCGCTGGTTCCTCGACATGCACGAGTGGCTGAGCGAGACCGAGCTACGGGACCGGATCGAGACAGAAAATTACGATCCGGAGTTCGTGGACCAGGCGATCAAGACCGCCAAAGGCCAGTCGCCCAGCCCGAGCCTCCTCGACCAGGGAATTTTCCATTCGGGCACCACGCCCGGCAGCAAACGGGACCTGATCCAGATCTATAAATTCCATTACAAAGCGACCATGGAAGGGACGCCGATCCTGTTGACCACGGAATTTAATCCGCTGGTGAAAGATAAAAAGGGCAAGAACCTGTGGGCGAAACATGGCCCCGGTCCGTACGACCATGGATTTTATCCGGCAGTATGCTGGGCCCGGCGCACGGAAGGCCGACGGTTGCTGGACGCCGTGGGAATCGTGGAGGAGGCGTACACCGACGAGCAGGACATTAAACGCCAGCAGGACGGGCTGAGCGATCGCACCAGCATCGTGCACCGGCCGCCGATGATCGTGCCCCAGAACAAGGTGGCCGCGGTGAAAGGTTCTTACCGGCCGGGAGCGATCCTGGGGGTCGGCCGGGCGAAAGTGGATTGGGGTCCGCTGCCGCCGATCGATTCCACGCCGGTCCAGGTAATGGAAGCGGTGATGATGCGCCTGGAGAATCGGTACCCGCTTTTCGGGAACGACCTCGACCCGGCAAAGAAACAGCTTTACCGCGAGGAAGTGTCCGGGGACACCCTGGCGGTGGCTGTCCAGGCGATCGACATGATTTTCCAGCTGATGCAGCAATACGAGCTGGACGAAGAAGTGGCCGAAGTGGTGGGCCCGTTGCAACGGCCGTTCCACGTTTCCAAGGCGGAGATCCAGGGCAAGCACGAGATCCGGGCCACGATCGACATCCGGATGCTGGACGAAGATTACGCCGAGAAGAAGTTTGGGCTGATCGCCCAGGCGCTCATGTTCAAACAGGAAGGCCTGTTGTTCGACATGGCACTGGAAGCGATCGATCCGGACGCCGCGGACGCGGTCAAAGCCAGCGAAGTTTCGCCGGCGGCCATGGAGAAAGAGAAAGCCGACGAGCTCGACGCGGTGAGCCGAGCCTTTAACGGGATCGAATCGCCGTTGCCGATGTTTGGGAACCATCAGCTCCGGCTGCAGACGCTGCTTCAGGCGACCTTACAAAGCCAGAACCCGGCCATGCGAGCCAGGTTGATGGCCAACCCGGATACGCAACAGATCCTGATGAACCGGGCACAATTCTTCATGAACCAGATCCAGCAATACCAGCAAAATCCGGGAATCGGCCGGGCGCTGCAAACCCGAACGTTTGCCAGGAAACAAGCGCCACAGCTCATGACCGGACAACCACCGACAGGCGGCGGCGGAGAGTATTAAAATGACGCCCGGACCGCTGGCCGTTTTGCTTTTGGTATTAGCCGTGGAGTACGTCTGGTGCCTGGCGATCATACACAGGCAACGCCGGGAGATCCAGGACCTGGAGACCCACCTGAGAGCGATGAAGAATTGGTCGGACTACTGGCGCAATGTGAACACGTACCTCGAGCGGCAGTTA